CAAGTCCACCTGCTCCACCACCACCTCCCCAGTTACCACTATTTCCACCCCCCCCTCCTCCTCCAGCTACAACGAGATATTTTACATAAAGTGCCATATTTAATTCCTCATCCCTTTCAAAATTTCATCTATATCTTTTATTGCTTCTTCTAAACAGGATTTAAATGGTTTTAATTCTGAAGAATTATCAATACGAAGATTGAACTTTAGGCTTGATGGTCCTTTAATATAAGAGAAGTCTTTACGGTCTATAATGAGTTTGGTGAGAGAGTCTTTCATACATATCAATTTCATTAAACACTTACTAGAGCGTAACAAAGCCATCCATCCATTTCAGACGTAACTATGTCAACCTCTAAATCTTTATCTGTTGCTAATTTCCATATTGGCATAGCGAAATTGCCAGAAGGAGCATTCACCATACCTCCATTGGTAGCAATTGGCATAATTCCTGTAATAGTAGTATCATCTTCATCCTGAAATGAAATTGTCCCTGCTACGTTTACGGTAAATCCAAATCCATAGACCCAAATTTGTTTATTGGCAGCACTGGAAACCAATACTTGATTTGCTCCCGCAGCGAGATTGATTGCTACTTTGGAATAGGAGTCAATAACAGGTACTCCAGGGCCATTGATTGAGGCGTTTGTTATACTCAAAACATCTACATCCCCTATGTTTGCGGTTCCAGTTGCCAATTTTCCAATTTCACTCGTTCCAGCTCCTAATTTAACCACTCCTGTACCATCAGTAGGTAATGTCACCCGAATCGCTGCCGCTTCGCTTCCTGCACCGACATCTATTGTTTCTCCATTTACCTGAGTAATATTAAATCCAGCACCAGAAACAGCATTATCAATAAGTTGAAGTGCAATGACCGCTGGATCATCTGAGGCAAGTGTAACCCGTTGTACTCCAGCCGCCACTGCACCAGCACCTCCGACAACATCAGTACCAGCGATATTCATGTTGGTATTCAGATAATTTCCATCAACGGAATTGTCAAGAAGTTCCAAAGCGGTTTTACATGAGGTTATATCCGCATTAGTTACAGCCCGTGAAGCTGGTGTCTGCTCCATATAGGAGATTTCTTTCAAAACCTGCATTATTGTTATAGCAGTATTATCGGTTGCAGTATTTTTGGCATCTGCCTTTGCTCCGAGTGTTACATCTGCACCATCTGCAATGGTTGAAGCAAAAGAAGTGTTTGAAATTGATCCTGAGATATTAGCAGTTACCGTTCCATCAACGGTTATTGTATTTCCTCCATCTTGAATATTTACCGCCGAAGCTCCATTAGAATTATCTATTGTGACATTATGACCATCGGGTAACTGGTTGGCAGAAGTAGCAAATCCAGTAATAGCGGCAGGTGGAGTTAATGTAATTATTTGTGCGGCAGTAAGAACAATAGGAACAGATGAGGCCGATAGAGCTTGTCCCAAAGCAGGAGTTTTTGTATCAATACTACTTAATGAATTATTACCTGTTGTTTGACCTGTTGAAGTAGCTAATCCTGTGGTATCTATAGATGCGGTAACGGGAAGCGGTTTTGCTGTTGATACGGTTTGCCAATTTGAGCCATCTGACCATTCAACCGTATTTCCTACCGGGTGGGCAGGAGGTACACCTCCGTCAGTATATTGTATTCCGCTTGATGAACCAGCCACTATATTGACTTTGACGGCATCATTTGTGTCATCAATGACCGAATCCCCGTTGGGACTGATGAGTTCAACATAGGCAGCTCCATTAGTATCATTTCCTTTCCATGGTAGGGCAGTACCAGAGGGATCGCCCTCTAAAACGATTCCATGCACAGAATTTTCATCAATCGGTGATCTAGCCATAAAAAAACCTCACTTTTCAGCGAGGTATACTCCTCATAGTTATATTATATCAGGTGAGCGTTTGGATTTCCTGTACTTTCTTTAATTTTGTGTCTAATTTTTGTTCTTTCATCTCAAGAAGTTGTTGTTTTTCTTGTATTGCTTTTTTTCCTTGTTCTAATATCTCTTTATCTTTTAGAATAATCTGTTCCCGTTCTATAAAAGAAGTTTCTTTTACTTTTATTGCTTCTTCCCTCTCATTTAACTCACTTTTAATTTTTTCCAATTTTGTAACCGAATCTTCCCGTTGAGACATATCCAGTTCTTTCTTGGCTAGATTTATCTGCATGGTTTGGATTTTCTGATAGAGAATAGTATTTTTATCTCGCTCACTTTTGGCTTCCAAAAGAATGCCTTTAACTTGTTCTTCCCGCGTCTTCAATAGTAAGTCTTTTTCCCCTAATTGCTCATTCAATACATGAAGTTTTTTATTCTCCGTTTCTATCCTCTGCCATTCACTATCAATTTTTGTTATTTCGGAAGCATAAATAGGAAGCTCTTTGATAAGTTCCTCTGCATGGTGTTTGATAGTATCCGTATTCATACGCTGATTTCTTGAATAATCTCCTTTTTAACCTCGCTTGGGGGGCGGGATACGCCTCCTTGTGATGTTCCACGTTTATGAAGCAAATGATCCGCTAAATCACTTTTTATTTTATTTGCCACTCCTTTGGGGAAATAGGCTATTTCTCGTCCAGGTACAGTAAAGAGTACAGGTTTTCTATCGCCAGTAACGTCAAATTGTACGGAAAAATCTTTGATGTCGGGATTAAATACACCAGAATCCATTATTCCTCCTTTTCTCTTTGCTCCTCGCGTTCACAAAGGAGCAGGATGATTTGAATGAGGTGCTTGGGAAGTATCCGCGCCTCTTTTTGCAATAAATCAAAAGATGATCGCCATGCTCCTGTCGGAATGGTAAAGCCTAGTATTTTTGAAACCTCTTGACGCAATGTCATACAGTTGATGCGGATATGCCTGATACTGCTGATTGTTTTTTCTCTTCTAAAGTATCAATTTCTTTCTGATGGGATCGCTTGTGACCGAATAGGGCCACTCTTGTTTTCGTCGTAAAATCACACCCAGGATGGTCGCACTTAAATCCATCTTCTGTTTTTTGCCGGTCCGGTACTTCAGTTAATGGAGGTGTTGTAGGTTCTTGAGGCGTTGGAACAGATGTTTTTTTCTCTTCCATGACGCTCTCTAACGCGCGATTAAAGACCGGCTTTTCTTCCCTCACTCCTGATTCATCCGGCGGGGCTTCCCTGTCGACACCAAACTCATTCTCAATGCCGACATAGAGGATGGAAATGATTTTCTTGGCATCTTCATCGGTTGGGTTATAAAATCTGCTCTCAAAGGGTTGTTGTTCCTTATATTTCAACATTTCAGCAAATCCTTTTGCTACTCTCCGTTCATTTTCTTCTATAACTGCTTTATCCGTGCGTTCGGTAATAATCTGTTGATACATTTCACGGACATATTTTTCTGCGATATAGCGGATATGGACGGATTCTGTTTTGGCTGGCACTCGGAAGAGTTTAGTGCCATTCTTCTTATCCCATTTTACGACAAAATCTTTCTCTATAGGGTTATAGACTCGAAGAAGATCATTCGTTCTCCGTTCCATTTCCTGAATGAAGACTGATTTAGGTTTTTCTTCGGCCATAGTTATTTCTTTACCTCTGGAAGGTCTACTTTATTATTTTTAGGTATCTCATCCTGATAGAAAACAATAATTTTAGGAGGTTCAATCACCATACCATTATCTTCTAAAAACCGTACTTCCTGACGACGGACAAGAAAAGTTATATCTTTCTCTTTGAGGAAATCCATGAGGACTTGATTTGCAGGTTTCCGGGTGGCGGGTGGAGTTGGCGTATTTTCGCTCATGAATTTATTATATCATATCTCTTCTAACGATGGTATCTGACTCCGAGCAGGAAAATATGGGAATAAAATCTTACTCGGAATCAAGTAGCATAGTTATAATTATGCTGGAGTTGTGACGGTAATAAGTCCATCAGATGATAACGGTCTCCAGAGGCAATAGAAAGTTACCACCCCTCCTGTAACCGCGGTTCCAGTTATTTTTAACAATACATCCAATCCGCCATTCACTACCTGCATCGCTGGTATTGCCGCTACCCCTACTTCGGGAGTTGCATCAATATACACATCTCCTGCATCTAAATCTTCAACATCTGCTATTTGTGCTATTAAACCCGCTGTATTACCTGTAACTCCTACTTCAAAGTCTGCGCCTGATCCCGCCATATTGGTAGTGCATACACCAAATATGGTTAGTAAAACATTACCCGTAACAGTAAATAGTGTATGCGAACCCGTGGCTCCTGTAGTTCCGGCAACAAACGTCCATGTGGATTCCAACTTAAACGCCTCGTTAGAAGAAATTACCTGACTATTTGCATCTCTGTCTTGTGAAGCATCATAAGCACTCATAGTTTAATTATATCACGATTCTTCTTCAGGAATATCTAGTTTATTAAGAATTTTTTTAATTTTCTTCTTTATCCAGTCAATTTCTTCTGCACCGTCAAGAGTGCCAGTTTTAATATTGCCTGTTCCGCCACATTTCTGACAGGGATCTTGAACAACCTCTATTACATTACCCTGTGCGTCTATTTGTGGATACCTATAAACGCCAGAACCGCCACACGCTATACATTCATCGTAGGTTTTATACATATCTGACATATTAACTGAAGTTGGAGAGGAGTTAGGGGAGGGTTAAACTTTGCCTGTTCCGCCACAGTTAGGACAAGGTTTGTTGTCCTCCGCAGGAACTCTTACGTCCAGCTTCCCTCCGTGACATTCAGGACAAACTTTTTTCTTTTCTTCTTTTGGTTGTTTCTTTTTGTCTGCCATATTAGTTATTAGGTTGAGGAATCAGAACCATAATTTCCTATATCATTTATTGTTCCGCCACCAGTTATCAAATTGGCTTTGGTTGTCATAGCCCTGTTCATAAAACAAAATGCTGTTCCGCTAACCACAATTGGGTAATCAACCACGTCTGGTCGGTCTGATGTGTCGTCAAAGAAGGAATTGCTCTCAATGTCAGCGTTATGTCCTGCGTTGATTTGAACCCCGATAGGAGTTCCGACAAATCTGTTATTGAATACTTCTAAATTGACTGGATTAACCACTCCGTCAGAAGCACTCCAAATTCCTGCGTCTTTACAGGAAGTTGAGAAGAAACAACCGTCAATTCGTGTTCCGTCTGCTCCGTAATCAAGGATTCCATATTTCTCGCCGTCTGCCACGTCTCGGACAAAACTTAAACCGACAAATCTGTTACCATAATTAGCTCCTGCCAATGCTCCATTCTGAATAGCTGCATAGGAACTATCATAATTAAATACTCCGAAATTTGCCAATGTGTTATTACTACCTGTGATTTTGAGTGCCGCTGCACCTGAACCTGAATCATAGCCACCTGCTGTTGCCGAACCATAAAGAACGGTTGAATCGTGGTTGCCTGGTGCTACCCCGATAATATAAGTATCGCTTGCGGTTAAAGTAAGTGGAACTTCCGAATACCAACCTTCCCCGATATAGATAACTTGATTACGTCCTTTACTGGGGATTGCCGCTGCTGTGTAATTAGCGTTTACAACCGCAATTGCCTCACCAATAGTCTTAAAAGCATTATCCCAAGACAATCCGTCACCAGAAGAAGTTACGTTCCTTGAAACGTAATAGGTATTACCTGGGAGGTTAAGGGGTATCCCCGCAATGTCGCTGGGAAGCCATTTTGCTCCGTGTGCTATTGCTGGATTGTAATTTCTTGCTAGTATCATATTATTTTTTTGGCTTTTTTTCTTTTTTTGCCTTTAGGTAGTCACTGTAGTCATTACAGGATACTTCTGCTTCTACTACCTTTTCTTCCTTTTTCTTGTTTTTATCCATATTTTCTAAAAAACCTCGCCTCAACTCTCTCTAAAATAAGGCGAGGCTAATTTCTACTAACGTTTTTTTATCTGCTTATTCTCAAAGTTACCATCTGGTACTCTGTATCAACTCCTGCGGCTGGTCCTAAGATACCAAATCTCGGTTCTGCGACGTTATCTGCATCTTCAATCATTCCTGTTCCTGTACCGACACCCCATGTGAATTCGTATCCAAGTCCACCATCAGTTTCATCTCTCCATACTGCACATGGTCCCCATGTCTGGACATACCCATATTCTGCGGCTCCAAGACCTCCGACACAGATTGGTACTCCGACCGGAATATATGCTTGTCCATTGTCTGCTGGCGGCAATAATTCATCATAAAAGTTATAGTTCAAATCAACATTCAACTCAGATACTGCTCCTGCGGTATCAATCGGCTCGCTAAGATAGATAACACCCGTTCCTGTCGTGGTAGCCATTGCATTATTTCCTTCAACCGGATAGGTGCGTCCTTCTCCTGTACCGTCATTCACTGTCAACCATCCGTCTTGATATTGATCTGCGGTAAGTGCTGTCCCTAAAAGAGTAACTTTGACTACTTTATCCCCGACTGCCGGTGCAGTCTGAAAATTCATGCTGTTGTGATAAGTAATCGTTGCGGCTGCACGGGCTACCTTTCCCCGACCTACTGCAGTTGCGGCATAGCCATAATAGAAGACCCGTCCGAACATATCCTCAAAGCGAGATCCAAGACGAACGTGCTTTGTTGATTGTCCTTGTTCAGATGGATTGATTGGTGCGAATGTACTCATAATTAAACTCCTGTAATATCATGACCCTGTGCATTCTTTCTCGGCTCCCATGTCATCATCTGTCCGATGACATAGAACCGTGCAATTGTTCCTGCGTTATTCGGCATCATCTGCGGGCTTTGATAGAACCATCCGTTGAATTCTGATGGTGCTTCCTTTGCCGCGACTGACTCATAGCCTTCCATTGATCCAATGTTTACTTTTTCAAGTTTCCCTCTATATTCATCCGGTACGACTGTTCTCCCAAACCATCCGAATGAGTCTTCATTGAGTTTGTACCATACTGCTGACGTACAGAATTTGTCTTTCATGACAGGTCGGCCTCTGTGGAAGGTAACGACTAATCCAGCCACCCCGCCAAGCTGTGCTTTCGGTGAAGCTCCATCGCCTCGGATTGACATGACCGGCCACCCACCTGCTTCATAATTTGCTCTCATTTGAGGATCAAGAAGTTGTTCGTATAAAGACCAGTCTGCAAATGTGGTTACGTTGATGTTCGGGATACCTGCAACTTCCCCGCCGATTGCGGCTGCATCATCCATTGTTCCAAGTTTTGCAAGCGTCATTGTTCCGATGGCGGTATGCGCTCCGCAATTAAGGGCTGAATAGGTCGTTCTGGATTGTCCACCAATGGTTCCTGCGTTCGTACCATCATCAACGATTGCCTGTAAACCATTTGGCATATCTCCGGCACCAGTTGCATAGGCAGCTGTTGCGACATTTCTCAAACATTCCTGCGCGGCTTTTGCATATTTGAACGCATCCAATGGGATCGTTCCTGATGCTCCGGCATTTGCAAAACTTTCAAGCATGATGCCGACTTTCGGCTGTGTACCTGCGGTGTGGGCATAAGAAAGAGTAATTGTGGTATCTTCTGCTGAGGCATTCAAATCTTCAAGTCCTGTGAACCATTCAAATTGTGTGGATTCTGTAATATCTATGGTCCAATCTTTTATTTTTCCCTCAAATGGTTGTGCTTTCCCCATCATGCGGGACATATACGTTGGACCCTCAAGGATATTATCAACGACCTTCCCGTGAAGTTTTCGTTCTGTGGTTCCGTCTAATCTGTTTGAAATTGCTATTCCATCTGCAGCCATATATTTTTTGTATAAAAAAACCCCACCGTTTGGTGGAGTTATTTCTCCTATGGTTTTATTATATCACATCATTGATAGGTCGTGTCAAGAACTATTTATATTGCACCCTCACGCGCTATCTGTTCAAATGACTTTCCTTTTATCTCTTTATTGGTAAATGCGTCTTCACTTTGTCTTACCTGTGTATTTCCTGAAATTGGCAAATCATCCCCTGGAACGCCCCGTAATATATTCGGATATGCAACAAGAACATCAGCGATAGTAGGGACATAATCAATACCGTTCTTTTTGTTTTCTTCAATCATTGCACCGATTTTCAGGATTATTTTTTTCCTCGCTTCTACTCCTTTATCATTCGGATCATCCGCTTTTACAATTTCTGGCACTTTTCCTAATCGAGCCATTTGACTATATTGACCATGCCATCCGGTAACGATAGAGTCAATTTTTTCCTGTCGTTGCTCTTCAGTAAGGTTTTCGTCTTTTTGTGCCTCTTCTGTTAATTTAGTAAATCGTTCTTCTACTTTCTTGTCTATAATTGCTTGTAACTGTTCAGCATTTGTAGGCAATGCATCTTCTTGTTTCTTCGTTAAACCCAATGCATCAGCGATTTTCTGAATGACGGATTTACTTACCTCTCCGCTTACTTTTTCGGATACATCTTTTGTGATGCTTTCTTTTAATACTGCCGATTGTTCTTCTGATAATGTTGGTGCGACTGGAGTCGTAGGAGTAGTAGGTGTGGTTGGAGTAGTCGGCGTTACAGGTTCAGTTGGAGTTACTGGAGTTGTAGGAGTTACTGGGGTTACTGGTGTGGTTGGCGTAATTTCGTCCATAAATATATTATATCACATTATCTCTTAAAAATAAATTCTTTTAATATAGTTTTATCTATTGGAAATGAATTAAAAGATGTAAATTTTCCTAGAAATAAACTTCTAAATTTCTTTGAATTCTTTGTTTTTGGCAAATGGATATAAATTTTCCGCTTCATGTAGTCGCTTTGGCAACCGCTTCCTTTGCAAGTGGAATATCAGCACCGTGTTTTCGTGCTTGGCTCAATGAAATCGCAATTTTCTGATCATGACTCATACCAGGTTTATCCTTTTTCAGGAAGTGCATTATTTTTCCGATTGATGAACTGGCGGGAAGTGGCATATTGTTTTTATTATATCATCTCCCAAACATTCCCGCTATCGCTCCTCCTGCCCTCTGCATAAGATTTCGCGGGCTTCCTTGAGGAGTGGTGGGAATGTTCGATGTATTCCCTACAGATGGCTTCATGGGCATTGTAGTGGCTTGAGCTGGTTGTCCTGCTCCTTGCCCGTCTTGACTGGCCATTTGTAGTTTTTGTTGGTTCATCAGCATGATTTGCTCCGCTATATCAGGTAAATCTTCTCCTTTGACGAATTTTTTGTAATAGAGTTCAGGATTTTGCTGGAATAAGAACAACTTTTCAGCCCGCCCCTCCGGGTCACTTCGGCCGGTATCTTTATAATAAGTAATCGGATCAATAAGCCCTAGTTGTGCCTCATCCTTAGCCTGACGTTCTGCTTTGAGCTTATCCGTGCCGGATGCGAAAATATCTACCTCCATGCCATCTTCAATCATGTCATTTTGGAAGCGTAAGAAGGTTGTTTCGCCTTTTTCTCCCAAAACTGCCTTGAAATGATCGGGAGTATAGCGAAGTTTCATCATGTGGAGCAATGCCTCAGCCATTTGAGTTGCTACTTCGTTTACCGTGTCATTTGAAATGTCATCGGCTACGGTGAAATCAGATTCACGGGCTATTTGATTGGTTGTAGCAACATCGGATTGAATTTCACCCCTGCTTGGTGCACTGATGTGGATTTTTGCTAAGATTCTATCGCGGGTTCGTGTTAAATCATTAAACATTTGAGTCGAAGGTTGCTCTCGTGAGATAAATCCGTGAACTTTTGGCACTTCGCCGTTAATAAACATATCCACATCAGGATCATCAAAGTCCTGATCCTGTATTGTTGCCCGTTTTAGACCGGAAAGACTTGACCAGACGTTTTTACCTCGTGCATCATCAATCATTTTGACAATCTGCATTCCGCGAATGTCATAATTCTCTTGAAGTAAGATGTTTTCTTCTATGCGGGTTGTTTCATCCAACGGTTGTTCTCCCCATTGTTCATATCCTAGAAAGATAAAGGGTTTTCGTGGTTTACCGAAGAAGTTTTTGTATGTTTTTTCCCGTTGTAGTCCTGGTACATCCATACCTAACATAGCTATTTGAGGAATTTGCTCATCGGGAATCGGCTGACCATTAAAGAAGAGTTTTTCTGTCCCGTCCCAATCCCAGTTAGGATTCATGCGTTTATCTAAAAGTCCTTCTTTTTTCGTTCCTGCCATCCAACATACACCACTCAAAAACTTGAATTTTGGATTTTCAGGATCGCACTCTTTTTCTTTTTCAAACCAGTCAAACCATACCTCGAATAATTTGAGATTGACTGCCATGCTCTTTTCATCTAAATCTTCTGAAAACGCACCTTTTGATTTAGCATAGTTAATAATCACATCTTCTTTTTTAGGGAACAGTAAAATCCATTCTTTGATGCTCTTTTCAACATAATGCACGATAATCTTCATTCCCCGTTCATTATTTTCTGTTGCGGTATGATCCATGAGGATATTCTTGGGGTGAATTGCCTCAAAGACTACATCACCATTCTTTCCTGCTGTCGGATCCCAACGGTATTTGATAACGCCGGTAAAATAAAGGGAATGATGACGGAATGCTTTTGTAAGCACCTTTTTTATTTCGCGTGAGCTTAATACATTATTAACTACTTTTGTAATTTGTTCTGCGGATTGACGGGATATATCGTTTCCTTCCGTTCCGGGTTTTACGATAAGATCAGGAAGCCGTGAGAGAATCATCGGACGCAAGATGTCTTCTCCTTCTTTGAGGACGTTATCAGAATAAGGTTTCTCATAAGTTTTGAGGTTGCGTGTTCCTGTAAGACCTTTATAGGTTCGCGTTTCGGGGTCAATCTGTCTGCCGAAGTAAAAACGTTCGTTTGTTTCTCTCCGTGTTTTTATTTTTTTCGTTCCATCAAAATACGCCTCTGCCTTTTTCATGTAGGCAGTAATGAATGTGACAAGATCTCCATCCTCTACATCAAGAGAGAGTGCTGGTGGTGCATCACGAACTAGATCTTTATCGTTTTCCATATTATGTTGATTGTGAATTTTCTGTGTAAACACTTGCTACAAATGAATAATAACATCCACATTCTTCCCACCTATCTATATCTTCATCAGATGAATAAGTTGCTGCCTGTTTTGATAGTTGTGATAAATCTTCTTTTTGCATTATTCCCTTTTCTTGTAAAGATTTTACAATAAAATACTCTTTATATTTTATGTTTACTGGTACTGATCCCTTACATTTAATAATTATTGATGGATTATATAAATGTAATCCTGGTATTATTCTTACTATTTCTCCAGTATATTCAACAATAGGAAGACCACAATTAGGACAACGAAAAAGTTTAGTTTTTGGTTCTCCATTAGTAGAAATTTCAGCATCTAACCAAATTGTTTCAACTTTTTTTTGTCCAGGTTCAGGTTTTGCCATTACTTCTATTATACCATCTACTTAAACTTTGTTGGATCAACTAGATTGACGTGTTTGGGGATAAGTCGTTGTTGTTGCTTTCGTTTGATACCACCTAAAATAGCATCAATCCATACAATGTGCATCAAAAGGTATCTTAAAGCATCCTCACTATGATCTTCCGCGTTTGTATCCAAATCCTCTGGGTTATTCTCATCATGTATTTGCGCTGGAATTGTTCTAATTAAATTTGTACACATTTCACTAATGAGGAGATAGGGTAATCCGTCAGGAGCGATACTCATCCAGTTCTTCACTACCTCCCACCCGCCGATGCGATCATTATTTGCTGGTAATAAAAGAACATCATTCTCTTTAAACTGGTCAGCAATAGAACGCGATCCGTCATCCTTTTTGTGAAATATACTAGGATCAGCACTTATTCTATCAAATTGTTCTAAATGAACAGCCCTTTTTATCAATTCAGCCCATTCTTTCGGTTCTTTCTCGACATCATAGAGTTCGCGATAAATCCATATGCGGTTAAACTTATACTCATTCAAATCATCATCAATATACACCACTTTTTCCAATGCACCAGCTAAAAAACAAAATGGTTTTGCCCTTCCCCAATCAAAGCCGCCAAACTTAACCAAATTATCTTTCGGTTGAAATGGAGGGACAACATGAGTATTTCGTCGGAATGTTTTGAAGTATTGTCCAGCCATCACATCCCAGTCACCATGCCGCCATGCACGATAGAGATCAGGGTCTTTGTCTTTCAAACTCTCAAGATAATCTATGTAGCCAGGGTTCTTAGCTAACCAGATCGGGTTGTCTTCTACGGTGCCAGGAATGTAAATTCTTCCCCGCTTATCCTCACCTTGAAAAATAGTATTGAACGGTGCAGGGTCTACAAATCGTTCTTTTACCCACAGATGGCCAACACCAGGAGGATTACTTGTATTAAATACTTGAGGTTGGAGTTCAGTAATGGTGCTTCGGCATGATCCAAGGATATTATCATAATGTTTTTCCTCTGAAATCTGTGTAAGTTCTTCAATGAGGATACGTTGATATTCGTGACCGAGATATTTTTCGTATGATTGTCGGTTCTTGAGATGACCTAACCGGAACTTCGCGCCACTGGGCCACTTCACAACTGCAGGTTGACCTACAATTTTTGCTCCGTAGCGCTTATACATATAGGAGGCTCTATCAATCCAATCAGAGAGATCATCATAATCACGCCGAAGAACCAAGGCACGATAACGGGAATGATCTATGTAGAGTTTATTATTTTTATCTGGTGGACCAAGAAGCCATATAACGCCCGCATCTGTCTTGCCTAGCTAAGGACCCCTAGCTCCGCCAAAAAGTATCTCAAACGCTTCTTGAGGAGAAATTGTTAATGCTCGTTCCTGCTTTGGAAAGGGTCGCCATATTTCTTGCGGGTCTAGGGGTTGAATTGGACACCACCGCCTTTCTGTAAATAATGAATTTTTGTATGTTCTGATTTTCCTAATAATAACAAGTTTTTGATTGAATTATTCAGTTTATTGCCATCGACATGATGAACGTCCTCGTTGGGATTTAACTTTCTTCCGACATGATCCTCCATTATTTTACGATGCTCAAAGTATCGTATTTTTTTCTTACCTCTTTTAATATCAATGACTTTATATCCATCTTTATCTATCCAAAAACCCCCTTTCCATCTATAATGATTTTTTCCTCGTATTTTTATATATGGTTTTCCTTTATTCCATGGTATTTGTCCTTTTTTGAAGTGAGTTCGACCAGTATTGCTTACGACTTTCATTCCCTTATTCCAAGGAATATGATTTTTAATAAATTGGCCTTTTGAATTTATTTTATTCATTCTTTTTTTGGGATGTATATATAAGGCCCTGTTAATTTTGAGTCATCACTCGTTATATCTTGTCTATCTTTCCATCCAATAATATTTTTTGCAGTGAAAATTGCGAATGCCGGATTATACAATCCTTTCAGTCCATTAGTGACCAAAATCTTCTCTTGGAGTTCCTTTGCCTTTTTTATAGCGTCGGAAAACTCTTTATGATTTTTTGTCCATTGATTAAGTGTATCTCTATGAATACCTATCTTCGATGCAAATGAGGCAAGCGTTGGGAGATCATTTGCTATTTCCACTTCTTCTTCTATTGTCGTTCCATTTTTATAGGTCGTTACTTTTGAAGATACGGTATGAGGTTCTATATCAAAGAATGTGATGACTTCTTTACAATATTTTGATACATATTTAGAAGGTCTACCGTTTTTATTTGACTTTTTTGCCATTACTTTATTATAACACGCAAACGTGAGCCTCGCCTATCGCAGACTAATGAAGAAATATATGGGTTCAGACATTCCTTCAACTCAATAGACAACGCCCACGGTAAAACAATCGCAACTTATCTTGTCGGTCCATAATGGGTTAGAGCAAGAGTTGGATTGTTATAGCAGGATAAAATCATACACGTCCTTTTAATGTGTCGCTCATCGCATCTTCTTCTTGTGCTTTTCTTGGATTGAGTTTTCTCTGTTCGTCTTTTGCTGTCGGTCTATGGATGGTTCCTAATCCCTCATCGTCTTCGGGAAGTTCTATCATAGGTTGAACAGGGGTATTACGGGGAAGGGTATAGAAACGGACTATTTCATCTTTCGATTCTTTTGATAAATCGCTATCTAAAATCTTGACGATCAAATCATAGACCTTATCATTCATACTTTTGTTATTTCACTTTTGAAATGCTTTGTCAACATTTTTATCCTTCCATGCTTTAGTTCGTCCACCTTTTGTTTTCTCTCTATTCCACCAGCCTTTCGTATCCTTCCAAACATACTTCGCATTTTTTATCTGTTCATCGGTGACGTTAATTCCAGTTCGTCCGTATTGTTCTAAGTATTCTTTACTGACAACACCATCTCTGAATGGTTGCAATCTATCTTTTCCATATTCTCTTCGACCTTCTTGAATACTTTCTGTTGTAAATTCAGATGTTCGATTGAATGTAACCTTTTTATTTCTGCATTCTTCACATTCCGTCACACCATAGGTATCATCAATTATTGCTGGGTTTTTCTGACAGTTTGGACATTTCTTCATTTTTGATAAAAATAACAAATTGTTCATAGAGTTTCTTCAAATGGATAATGCATAGTCTGGAGCTTGGAAAATAATAAGAACCAAGGGTGACTGTAAAGTACACTACATCATTCTCACATTTTTCTTCTGGATCATGTAAATCGTATGAGCATTTCATTTTATATGTCTCTTGAAAATAGATTGTTTTGAAATTAGTTTATTCTTTATTCCCCATTGATATAATCCAGAACCTTTGAAAATATAATCAATTATATTTTTAGGTTCTAATTCTTTGATCTCTTTCATCAATTGTCTTGGTGTTATTTTTATCATATTATTTTTTCTTCTTTAATGCGTGATTTATACAATTCCAAATAATTGCCAATGCCAGTTTTGGATTAGATACGTTTTCTATGTTTCGTTTCATGCGTTCCATTACTTTTATATCTTCATCTCGTCGAATTTCTTCTTCAGTAGGTTTTTTCATATTATTTTCCTTTTTCTTCTTCAATCTCACATACTGTCCCGCCACTCAAAATGATTGAGATTGCTACACTCACTCCATTTCTAATCGCCTCGGTTGCGACAAGAGTAGGGTCAATAATACCTTTTTCTACCATGTTGACTATTTCCCCTGTGGTAACATCAATACCCATTCCTTTAAGTTCTTTTGATAATCGTTCTTGTAATTGTCCGGCATTAAATCCAGCGTTTTCAACTAACTTTTCAAATGGTTTTTTGAGTGCATTCTTCAATATCCGAAACGCATAATCTTCATCGTCATTCTTGGGTTTTAACACTTTATCAATCCCTAAAAAGACAATCTCACCGCCAGGGATAATGCCTTCTTTCATTGCCGCGCGGGTGGCTTGGATTGCATCATCTATTCTCTCTTTTCGGTCTACCATTTCAACCTCGGTCTGCCCGCCGACATAGACGACATAGACCCCGCCAGTAAGTTTCGCTAACCGTTCTCGTAACTTTTGTTTGTTAAATTCGTTTTCCTCTTCTTCTAGCTGTGATTTGATTGAGTCGATCCTCTCCTTGACTGCGGTATCCTTTCCTCCACCCCCTACGATGACCGTAGCGGTGCGGGATGAGGTAACTTGGTCTGCATAGCCCAGGTCATCAATGGTCAATTCCTTCAAATCTATCGTCATCTCTTGGGAGATAAATTTAGCTCCGACAATTGTGGCAATATCACGCAAGACCTGTTCCTGTTGGAATGTAGGGGCTTTGATAGCCAATGTGTTGAGTTTCCCCTGAATTTTGTTTTGAGCCAAGGTCGCCAATACTGTCCCTTCTATGTCTTCGGAGATAATGACGATATTATGTACCCCGTTTGTTTCAATGACGTTTTTGAATAATGGCACAAGTTCATGAATGTCATTGAGTTTATAATCAGTGACAAGTATTTTCGCTTTTGAAACCGTCGCGGTCATTGAGTGAGGGTTGGTAATAAAATAATCCGTCTTAAATCCTGAATCTATTTGTACTCCTTCTTTATGTTCGACAAAGGTTTCTGATCCGATTGCTTCCTCAATAGTAATGACTCCTTCAACTCCTGCCCTATGAAGAGTGTCGCCTATAAGTTCACCTAATTCCTTATTTTGACTGGCGATAGTAGCGATCTGTACTTTTTGTTCCTTAGAAGTAACAGGTGTGGAAAGTTTTTTAATCTCTTTAACAAGAAGATCGCATCCTTTTTCAAGTCCTGCCCGAAGTGCCATAGGGTTGACACCGGCATTGACCATTTTTTCCGCTTCTGAGGCGATTGCATAACCTAAGATAATAGCAAGCGTTGTACCATCACCGGCGACAGAAACTTGTCGTTGCGCTGACTCTTTCAACATTTCAGCACCGGCATTTTCAAAGTCGTCTTTTGGATTGATAGACTGGGAAACTTTAACTCCGTCGTGAATTGATTTTGTCTGATAATGATTATGAATAGTGATATTTCTTCCCCGCGCTCCAAGAGTAGTGGAAACGGCAGTATAAACTTCTTTTGCGCCATCAAGAAGGGATTTTCGCGCTTGTTCGTTGAATTTTGTGAGAGAGTATTTATTTGTCATGGGTCTCCTTTTTGAAATATATTCTTGACTGATTTCCTATCTCTGGTGCTTTCAATCCAGAATAATCTTTGCAGTCTTTACATATATAATCATCAGTCATACTTCCTTCCTTATCAACACAACGGAATAATTGACTTTTCTTATTTTTACAGCGCCAACAACAGACAATAGCAATAGATTTCATTTTTTTATAACTGCCAATATTTTACTAAATGGACATAGCCGGTATTGTTCTCCTTCAACACGAATATTCTCGTATCCGTACCCGCTGTGAATAACAGCATCTCCTACTTTACAGGGGGCATGAAATTCCTCATCTACCCCTTCATGAAATGTAAAATCACCAATTGACAATACTTTTCCTCTTTGTGGAGTCGCGTCTTTATCTGCAATTATGAAAGAGGATGGTTTTTCATTCTCTAAGATTTCAAGAAGTACATAGCCTGGGGATGGTTGAATTTTCGAGATATTTTTTCTCATAATTTAATTATATAAATATATTATAATTCTTGTCAATAATCTTTCACTTTTTAGCGCTTTGAGGAAGAATGGTAAGGTATTCCCCACATACTTCCCTATGATTGTCAAATATTACTGAAACGTCGGTTAAAAGCATATCTGTGGCAAGGGTTCCGTGTTCGGGACATCCAAGCCAAAAAGTAGTTTTCGGTTGTTCTTCACGTTTCTTTTCAATAGTTTGACACACACTCTCACGATATGGATTAGTTAAGTTATCGCAATTTTTTCTTGTTGCAGACTCACAATAAAAACAGCATTCTTTATTATCCATATTTCCCTAGATTCTCGGTAGTTGTTTTATTCTACTGGCATTCTTGGTATATTCCTCATGTATACAACATGTATACAACGTGTATAGTGTAGACATATTATCCTTTAGAAAAAACTATATTTTTTGAAAAACAATCACATTTCCAAAGATATGGACTTATTTTCCCAGTGATAGAATCTTTGACATTGTGCATTTTTCTCCCGCACCACATACACCGATTTTCTCTCTCTAGCTTATCCATTGCCTCTTCAAAACGTCTTAATTCGCTATCTCGTGCTTTCAAACAAATATCGCATAAACATGGATGGTTCATTTTTCCTCCTGTTCATAGTCAGGGTTATTATTATCCCAATCTGCTTTTTTCATTTCCTTAATACACACACTACATAAATTGTGGTCGTCTCCTTGCTCTTTAAGGTTAACGTGACCGTCATTATAAACTTGTTCACCACATCGTTCACATTCAATACCCGTTCCTAATCCCATATCATTTTCCCTCCTGTTCTGATGAGAGAGAAGAAAGATCATCAAGTATTTCTTTCCGTAATTGTGAACGAATTTTTTTGACTTCCTCAATTTTTAAAAGAGAAACGATATTATTTTTTATGAACATAGGTCTATCTTTAGCTATAATTTCTTTTATTTTCTCTACTTCCTCTTTCCTTGTTTCAGCGAGGAGAGAGTTTATTTTCTCTAATGCTGTTCGTACTGACATAGATGGTATTTCTTTTTCTAAATCATCACTATCTTGAAAATCACCATCAAATCCATGAACGTGAATTGCTTGTAAAATATCTAAAATACTCCAATCGTTTTTCCCTTTTTCAATAGTATCCGTCATAGAACTCCTTTCTTTTTTGCAGATGGCTTACGAAATCCATAAAGTAATCCTCTCCATCCTTCTGTCCAGTATAAATCACGAACTTCAATAGAGTCTTTTCCTATTAGTCGGGCCATTTTCAACTCATTATTTACCCACGTTTGTTTCCATTTCTTTTTCTTATTAGTCATAGGTTATCCTTTCATACTTATCCAATCTTTACTTTTACTTTTTCTCCGCTTCGGTCAATAATGACGGTTTTACCCCCTTCTTGTTTTTTAATAAATTTCATTCCGTTATAGGTAATGGCTTGTGTGGAGTCTTCCATCCATTCCACTGTACTGGAGTCTCTCATCCATTTCACTGTACTGGAGTCTCTCATCACTTCCACTGTACTGGAGTCTTCCATCGCTTTCACTGTACTGGAGTCTCTCATCCATTTCACTGTACTGGAGTCTCTCATCACTTCCACTGTACTGGAGTCTTCCATCGCTTTCACTGTACTGGAGTCTCTCATCACTTCCACTGTACTGGAGTCTTCCATCGCTTTCACTGTACTGGAGCCTCTCATCCATTTCACTGTACTGGAGCCTCTCATCCATTTCACTGTACTGGAGTCTCTCATCACTTCCACTGTACTGGAGTCTCTCATCACTTCCACTGTACTGGAGCCTTCCATCCAACCAATATCGTGTATAAGTTTTTCTATATGAGAATTTTTACAAACACTAATTCTGTGAGTAGATTGTTCTATTTTCTTATCTACTAAAATGTATTTCTGCCATATATCATCATGGAGTTTATCAAAGACTAACTTCTGTATCTTCTTCTCATTTTCCGTGTACCATGAGGGGAGTGTTTTTTGTTCGTCTACTTTATATGTCCAAAACTTTTTATCAAATGTTTTGGTCAATTTCTCAATATCTGGATTTACTTCAAGCCTCACAATATCCCGTTCTTCTAATTTATTATCGTTGAGTTTGTATTTATCAATAGTTGCCTCATGGCTGTCATTTATGTCTATGGCATCTAAAATTCTCAATTTTTTATCAACAATACAAGAGTAAAAGTTGCACATAAAAACTCCTTTCATGGATACTGCGTTTATAAAGCAAAGTACAAAATAGTTACTAAACCAAGCGTATAAAAGATGAGAGCGATAAGAGCGTATTTCATAGTTATCCTTTTATAACTCCCATTGGTGTCAATTCAACGAGAACATCTACTAAATCCTGTTGGTTTTTCATTACTATATCAATATCTTTATACGACCCTGGTGCTTCATCTAAATCCTGTACTCCCCGTATCGCATGCACAATCCCTAAATCATCCAGTCGTTTTTTTTCTTCTTCAAGGTTTAATGTCCGTTGTGCTTGTTTCCTTCCCATTTTCCGACCAGCACCATGAGAACAGGATTCAAAACTGTCTGGATTGCCTTTTCCTTTTACAATATAACTATGTGTTCCCTGCGACCCAGGAATAATGCCTATGGTATCTACTTGTGCCAGAGTTGCTCCTTTCCTGTGAACCCATACATCTTTTCCAAAGTGATGTTCTAGGGAAGCATAGTTATGAGCAATATTTATCATTTCATTCATATCAATAAATGGAGCGGAAGTATTTTTGTCAAAAATATCAGCAATTCGTTCCATCATTAATTTTCTATTTGCCAAAGCAAACTCTACACAGTATTGCATTTCCTTGATATATGCTTGCCCTTCATCGCTATCTATTGGTAAAAATGCTAACTCCCATTCTTCTGGAATTTTTGAGTGCCATTTTTCGTTTAATTCAACTGCCTTTTTATTGTAATAATCTGCAATTTGCAATCCAAAGTTCCGAGAACCTGAATGTATCATTATCCAAATATGACCATCTGACCCTTTTTGGATTTCAATAAAATGATTTCCTCCACCAAGAGTACCTATTTGATACAATGCCTTATCATATTCTCTTGATACAATTCCAGAACCATGGTTGAATGCGTCTGTTATATAATTTTTTTCTCTATCCAATTCTGGCATTAACTTCATATCTTGTCTGTCTTTATGATGAGCAAACCCAACAGGGATAGTTTGTCTAATTTTACCCATGATTTCCTTTAATCTTTCTACTGGAAGTTCAGTCAGTGAAGTTTTAACCGCACACATACCACACCCAATATCCACACCTACTGCATTGGGAATTACCACATCAGTAGTAGCTAAAACTCCACCAATAGGCATACCATATCCTTGATGAGCATCAGACATGATGGCAATATGATGATATGCAAATGGAAGTATAGATAGATGTTTTACTTGTTCCATCGCATTATCTTCAATATCATCAAGCCATAATTTAACTGGTATATTTCCTTCTGTATTTACTTGCATATTCCTCTTCTCCTCTCCACAAAGCTGGAAGGTAGGGATTTGACAAGATAGACCCATGTAAGCCATAGTTCTATAACTCGTATAGTCACCCTACATTTAGATAATTTTTTATCTAATCCCCGTTCTGTTGCCACAAATCGGGACACTTCGGCTGGCAAACCTAACCTATCCTTGTCAGTCACTTCCAGCTTTCTACAGATGAGAAAGGTGCTAAACTATTCTATATTTCCATTTTTTACTTTCACGTTCATAATATTTTCGTAATTTTTCTGGCATTTCTAATGGTTTAATATATGTGCCTTTATACTTAAACATTGCACAGCAAAGTATCCCATTTGCGGTTAAAAACCTTCGTGACTGTTCTAAATCTTTTACATATTGATTGTGTATTCGCCAATTCCATTTTGCGTTTCGTCCTGCACCCACCATTCCGTAATGAGCACCACACGCAGGACACCAAAACTCGTGATATGGAAATGCAAATGTCCATATAAGTTGAACATCTGTATCGTGACAACCACATACTGTTATTTCATTTTCATCGTGAAAATAACTCATATACCCCCTCTCTTTCTTGCTACCCTCAAGTGGATTGGGAAAGTTAGCCTGCGCAGAACTTTTCAGTTATAAATTTCATTCCCAATCCGCTTCAAGGTACTATGTTTTTATAAATCAAAAACAATAATAACAATTATACTGACAATTAACAGGACAAATAAAATTTCTATTACCCGGATAAAGAATTTATAGACACTCCATAGACTTATTGAGCGTCTTTTGTATTCCATTTCCGGCCATCCTACCCCAAACCGTACAATGTCATCATTAAACGAATCAAGTTTTTTCATATTTTTTAGGTTTAGGAAATGTTAATCGGTCTATCCATCCTTTTTGTATATCTTCCCAATTTATCTCTCATATTTTTTGGGTTTTCCAAATGGTAGTTTATCAATCCAACCTCCTTGTAAAGCATACGCCATTATTTCTAATAAAGAACTCCATTTCAAAAACGCGAAGGGTTGCCCATTATTTTCTCTCCAAACAACAACGGGCATTTTTGAACTACTTACTTCACTTTCCGCTTGTCTATACCATTCTGAAAATTTTGTTGTTTCTTGCCGTTTACATTCGATAGAAATAGGAAGTCGGGTAAATACATCACTTTCAAATCCGTACATCGCGCCGGAGAGTGGCATACGTTTTCCCTCTTTATCTAATCCAGCATCACGCAAACTTTTCGCTATTTCTAATTCAAAAGAATTTCCTTTTTGTCTTTTGGTTCTTGGTTTCATTTTAACCTCAATTCTTCTGGTAACTTTGTCCGGCAATCTTCATAAAATCCGTAGGTTGCACAAACGTATTTATTGTATGCTTTAAGATGAGGAGAAGCGAGAGTGAAAAAGACAATAACTCCAAAACTGAAAAGTGAGAATATTATGATATTTTTCATATAGTCTAGGTATAAATGGTTGTAAACTCTTTGTCAAGTAGTCAAAATAATAACTTCTCTTGTGTTTGTTTTATCATCCAGTAAATAACCCGTTTATGTGTTATAGGATTAACTGCTCGGTGAGACTCTATAACTTCTCCCATTTTGACTAATTCATTCATCCGGGGGGTGATACTATTTATGGGTAAATGAAGTGAGGAGGCAACCTCTAAATTGCAAGCCGTTCCTAGCCCTCCTAATGCCGATAGAACGTCTTCTTGACGGTGGGACAGGTTGTCTATACTCCGAAATGCTTGAATGGATGTATTTCGTACTTTGGTTTTCATACAATTGCCGGTATAAATTTTGTTATTCCGTTTTCATCGGTTTGATAATTTCCATATTTTTGGAACAAATCATTTTTAGTAAAATAATCTGCCATTTCGCTTCCAAGTGTCTCAACCCAATTCAGGGCGTCTTTCAGCATTTTATCGGTAATCCATACGATGCTCATGTCTGCTTTTTTCGTGTATTGATCGTAGTGATGCACTTCTCCTTTTGTAACTAATTTATTGTTATAAGTACAAAGCAAAGCATAGACCGGCAATTGATAGGTTCGTGCGTAAAAATCACTTTCACTTTTGCCTGTTTTCCATTCATAGACTGTGGGTTGGTCAAGAAGGTCAATTTTTCCGGTAAGTATAAGCCAATCAGAAAGTTCTGTGTTCAGATGTAATTCAGTTTCGGGACGTTCTAATTTCTTTTCTCCGAAGATCGCCGGTATGTTTGATGTCCTTTTTATTTCATTCTCCCATTCCTTATGAAATCGTAACCCTTCCTCCATGGCGGGAGTGACTACACGATCTAACTTGAAATAATATTTGATCGCATCTTCCCATTTTCCCTGTGCCCACACGTTCATTACAGTAAATGATGCGCGAAGTTTATTTTCCATTTTCCACCTCATCTTTCTCTTTTTTATCAAATTTGAGACTTTTTGTCCGTTCGCGCTCACTGATTCCTACCGGCATCCCTTTATTTATTGAAGTCCAGTTTTCTACCGCGTCAGCGTTTACTTTATAGATTGTCTTTTTTTCTGCGGTATAGAGTTCTGTCGGAATCAGGGCAATAATGCTTTCATCGAGAAGATACCGTGCACCATAGGCTCGATAGAATACTTTTATCTTATCGGACCGGATACTCTTGAAATTCGGGTTTATTTTCAAAGCCGCATCCTCTAATTTCTTCTCTGCTTGATCTATGGCATTTTCCACTTGCTCCCGAATATCAATGAGTTTCAATAAGATTTTTTCTGCCCTGGGTTCTAGGAATATAAGGTCTGCCTTTGATACAAGTTCACTGAGATTATCTAATTCAATAGTTATTTTCATAGTTTCCCCTCTTTCTTCAAAAGTTCACCGCGTATAACTGTCGGATCTTTTATCTCATGTTTCTTTAGTGATGCTTCTGTTTTTGGTTTTGAATCCGTCATTTTCTTCGCATCTGTCTTTTCCGGTGTTGGTAGTTCTTCAATCTCAACTGTCTTTATTTCCTTAAATTCATTCTTTCCATACACGTCACTGGCAATCCCTAATTTGCTTGCACATTTTTTGAGTGCATCGGTGGCTGCCGCTTTCAGATCATTACCATAATCGAGATAGCCAGTTTTATCTCTTTTTTGTTTCAGATCAGCCCGGCCAAATTGTTCTTTTATGATAGTCTTGTCGTTTAGTGTTCTAACAGTAAGTCGTCCCAACACCCATATCTGGTTTCCTTCTGCGCCATGATTCTTTATCTCAAAATCCCAATCAAATCCAAAAACATAATTGAGGACTTTTTCAATATAGACTCCGGTTACATAATCCCAGGATCCACCACCTTTTGCCGGGCGGGTATAGATATGCTCTTTTGGGGTTTTCTGCATTATGAAGAGTATCTGTTCAGAAGAAATGGGTTGAACCTTTTTAGCTATTCCTATTTTTTCATATAGCGTGAGTGCTTGTTTTGACTGTTTTATTTTTCCCATATTTTCCCCTTTCTAGTTATTCGTTTATAAGTTTTTTGAATATCATGTAAATCCATGTGCGGGTATATTTTTTCCCATCCAGCTTTTTATACCGTTCGCGGATTTCCTCTACGGTCATGCCTCCGTTATAATCCGTTGCCATGCGAACCCATATATCATGATTACGTTTCTGCCGGAGCTTTTGATGTTGATATTTTATTTCCATATATTCTTATTCTAAATCTTTATCAAGTATTTGTCAAGACTCTAAATATCCGCATCCGTCACACGTTATCATTTTCCCGTTTTCATCTTCCCGAAGTGGCGTTGCACATTCAGGACACATATCTAGCTCCCGAAGTTCAAATTTATCAAGTGCCTCAATTGCCTCATTCAGGACTTTTTTCGCATAGGTTATTTCGGAACAATTGCCGGAATCATAGGCAATTTTCTTTTTCGTCTTGTTATCATATACTTCTATTGAAAAAAGGAAACGGTTTGGTTCATTCATATTTTTATCATAAACCTTTGTAAACTGTTTGTCAAGTAGCAAATTAAGGCATCAGACCGACGCGTTTCAATTTCCCCTCTAGTGCAATTTTTAACATGACCCCCCGTTTTTCTAAAATCTTCCGATCGGTATTACTTGCGGTTTTCCATTGTTCACGTAATTCTAGTATGCGTTGTTTTGCTTCTTCTATTGTTAATGGTTCTCTAATCTTCATGTTTCAATATAAACTTGTCTTTTTTCATCAAACTCTCTCTTTCCTATTTCTTGTTTCTTACTTATTATTTCTTGTTTATTACTTATTGTCCCCTTCAAGGGGGCTTCAAGGGGGCTTATAGATTGATACCATTTTAGGACATCGGGGGAAAATTGTTGGAGCAATCGTACCTTCCCTTTCTCACTTAACACTCCACTAAAGTTTTCATACTTTTCTGCATTAAGAAGATAAACGTAGTTTTTATAGAAACACATCTTTTTATCCTTTTCAAATTTACCCCTTGAAGCCCCCAACAAGCCCCCTTGAAGCCCTGTATCAAACATGATTTCTCTATCAGTAATTTCGTAACAATGAATTATATTAACGCGCTCATTCGTGAGAAGATATAAAAACAATAATCGTTCTTCAACTGAAAGACTAATAATATAGGGATCTTTCCAAAACTTTGTTTCAATGATTCTCGTTTTCATAAAGCCTCGCTTTTATTACGCGTAATTGGCCAAAAAAGAGTTGTGGAGAAACTTTAATTTCATTGTGGTAAAATTCCTCAATTGTTTTTTCAAGTGCGGGTGATTTTTGAAAAACAAATAAAGCACGACGCGGATTAGTTCTATCAATATCTTCAATGGGATAAAAAAGAGAAAGTGTGGTTGCGAGTGCGAGGTCTGATGTTGAGTAATTATCCATACTAATTTTGATCTATATAAAAACAATAACTCAATAAAAAGAGTTTGTCAAGTGGTGGAGATGGCAGGAATCGAACCCGCGTTACCTTGCATGATTACTCATGGTTTGGTCTACCAGAACATCCCCAATTCTTATTATTGTTCTTTCAAAACTTCCCGTAGAAATATAAATCCAGCTCCCAAAACCGCCATAATAACGCCAATCCACCACTTTTCAGTAAGAATAAGAGTTGATCCTGCACTCATAAATGCAATACCGGCAGTTAATAATGTACCCTTTGCTGTTCCTGACATATTATTCACCCCTTTCTATTTTTTTCCAATGGTTGAGATGGTTCTTTTGATGCGCAATAGACCTTTCACGATGGTCATATTTATCAGCCCCGATAGTTTCCGTTTGTATGATCCAATCTTGGAGATCGAACCCACCATATTTTTCAGCATCCTGTTTTTCTTTTCGTGATAAGGTTGGTTCAAATTCATGGATCATTCTCTTTTTAACCACTTGCTAAGGGCAATTTTTATAAGTTCAATAGGAGAATATCTGTCAATGGGAATAATATCTTTATATTCTTCTAATTTTTGACTTACTTGAGTAAGTTGTGTGTCATATTGTTTATTTCTCGTTTGTAGATCGTCTATTAGAATCCCATCATCTTTTGTTTGTGCCAATAATTCTTTTACTTGTTTTTGAAGTCTTTTGGCTTCATTTTGAACGTCTATGATCTGTTGGTCTTTTTCACCGCTTAGTCTTTCCAATGTTCTTACTTTATCTTCAAGGTCAATAAATCCTTTGATTTCTTTCTCAAAAAGTGACTCACTTGGTTCGCCGGACAACTTCAACCAGTCGCGTATTTTCAGAAGTAAGCCAAAAAAAGTATCTTTCTGAATACTACATTTGTCATATTTCACTTGAAGCGTATCCTCTTGAGGAGATAACCGTTTTTCTATGAATCCATAGGGATCGTAATAATTTGAAGCTACCCACCCCTCGCTCATTCCTTTCGGCCAGAAGTCATATCCTTTCCCTAAAGGTTTTCGTATTTCCATGTGGAGATGTGAAGGCCACCCACCGGATCCACCACATTTTCCTATTTCAGCACTTTTATCAATGTCTACTCCCTCTGAACAAGAGATACTATCTAAATGACAATAATGAGAATAAACAATAGTTCCATCGGGAAGTGTGTGTTTGACAAAAATATGATTCCCAAATCCTTTTGTGACCCCATTCCATTTGATAATTTTCTCTACAAACCCATTTGCAATACAATGAACCGGCAATCCTTTATCTTCTTCTCCTGCGCCGTAGTTATAATCTAACCCCGGATGAAATGTATCACCAGTCCATTGAAGGTAGTCATATCCAGCCCAAGAAGAAGTATTAGGAGTTCCTGTAAATCGTATTGGTTGGATGAATGTATCGGCAATTTTTATATGTTCTCCTATATATCCTTAAAAAGTTTAGCTTTCAGAAAATCCCATGTAAGATTAAATCCGAGAAGTAATATACCACCAATAACCGTCATTTTTCCAATCAATTCAGCTTTCCATATTTCAAGAACAGAAACACGACCCTCGATTTTATCGAGTTTATCTTCGATCCTATTTGTAATTTCGTAAATATCTTTTAGTGTCACTTTTGCCATATTCTCCTCTATATATTATTATATCATCTGGTTATAAAAATGGGAGGAAAGTTCCACCGCCCGTTGCTAATGTTGAATCCTGTGTACTATCTAATGTAGGAGTAGTAGTACCCGTAATAGAAGTTAAGTAATCAGCATGGATTCTACCTACTGCCCCAGCCCCACCATTTCCTCCTCCACTTGTCCCCCCACTACCAGCACTTGATGTTAATAGATTTGTTCCTAATACTATTGTTTGACCTTTAAGAAAAATTGAACCTCCTGCACCTCCACCACCTGATCCTCCAGTACTAGGACCGTTTGATCCGACATTTCCATTACAAAGAATAGAACCAGTAACCGTAATTGTTTTACCTATAAGAAATAAAATTCCTCCTCCATTTCCTCCTGCTCCTCCATACATCCCTGCTTCATTCTTAGCACACGCTCCTCCCCCTCCTCCTCCAGGAAACAAAGTTATTAAAGAGGCTATTCCAACTTGTAATCCTCCTTTTCCACCAGTACCATTTAGTGTTTGACCATCAGTTCCTGCAACAGCATATCCTCCTCCTCCTCCTCCTCCCACACTACCAGTATCTCCGGCAGAACCTCCTCCACCATTTCCATTAGCCGCATTTTGTCTAGTATAATTTCCAACTGAACCATCTCCTGCATATCCAGGATTTTCTCCTTGTCCAGATTGTGGACCTCCTCTAAATCCCCTTCCTGTAAGCAATATATTTCCTGTTACTGTTATATCTCCATTTACTAAACATGCGATTATTCCACCCTTAGAACCATCCCACGCTGAAGATGTCCACGTTTGACCTGTATTAACGGCTAAAGAAGAATACCGTTTTAATTTAAGTATCTGCGCTCCTGTTGCGTAGATATTAGTTAAGGGATATTTGAAGGTAAGTGAGGTGGTTCCACCACCTGAAACTACTTTATTCAATTGATGGTTTCCTGTTCCTGTACCCTGTGTTTGCCAAATCCAAACACAATCGTTATTTTGAAGAGATGTTCCTCCGGCAGTACCCGTATATTCAGTTATAGTTCCCAAAAATGTTTCATTGGCTTCTGCGAAGGTTGAAGTATTGATTGACCCTACGCCATCAGATTTATCGCCATATTTTTCAGACCATTTTATTGTGTCACCACTAGCAAATTGGAGTTGAGCCATATTATGCTTCCTCCGATACAAATACACAGCCCCAGATATTGTCAACTGTATCGTAGACAAAACCTACTGTGAGAAGTTTAGATATAGTTGTTGTCGTCGGTAAATCTACTCCTCTCGCCTCAAATTTTGCACCCCAAGTAATCGCGTGTGCGGTTGCGTCGTCTAAAATTCTAAAGAGAAGTGTTTGAAAGTTTGTCGGTGTACCTGAAAGTCCTGATGTCATTGAAGTGATTGCTGTAGCCAATGCGGTGATAGTAACACAATCGCAATCGTCAGAATTTATTGTCGGCGTAGCTGAACTCGTAATCGTCGTTACTCGTTTTGTTATTCGTTTATTAGTCAGGGTATCGGTTGATGTAGTCCCGACCAATGTTACCGTTCCTGCGGGTAAAGTCGCATTTGTTGTGTTTGTTGAAGTTAAAGTTATTGCATATGCGCCCGCTGTGATGAGGGATGACCCTGTAACAAGGGTAAGTGTAGCACTCGCGGCAGGGGCAGTAATTGTTATCTTGTTAATTGAAGTAGCAGTAGCTGCCCCTAATGTGGGAGCAGTAAAAACTGGAGAGGTATAAGTAGCTCCACCTGCCACCGTACCTGAAATGGTTGGTCCGGTAATTATTGGAGCCGTTAATGTTTTTTGAGTCAATGTCTGAACTCCTGTTAATGTCACGATACTTGCCACCGCTAACCCCGCACTTTCTAATGCGGTTCCACCACTATTGAGGCGTATAAGTTCTGATGCAGTAAGACCGGTAATGTCAAGAGAGGTTACAACTATTCCTGTTGAAAGTGCACCAAGGGTAGTAGACCGGGATGAACCATCCGCGCTATCCGTAGTATCAGAAATATCTAAAATATAGATTTTATCTCCACTTGCCGGTATTGGTAAACCTGTTAAATCAGGAACTTTGCTGTCACTCATAGAAATTACCTCCAAAAGTTAAAGCCTTTTCTATATTCCAATTATGTGATTGTAATCTATTGCTAAGTGTTGTTCTCTTAATACCTATTTTTTCTGCCCATTCTCTTATAGTTTTTGTTATTCCATTAAATGTATACTTTTTTGCTCCATCTATATTTCTAGTATTTTGTGCCTGTTCTTTTCTGGTTGCCCACCGACAATTTTCTTTTGAATAACCTTTATTATTATCAATTCTATCAAGAGTTAATTCTGTTTTATATGAAAAAAACATATCTTTATGAAATCCTTGAAATGTTTTCCATTCCTTACACACAATTATTCCACGACCTCCATATCGTGAATAATCTATTGTTTTTGAATTATAACAACGCGTCTTCATATTTTGCCAAATTTTATAGAATCTTGTTCCATATAAACCTAGTGCCATTCCACTATTCCAAGCAATATGTCCTTGTTGGGATTCTGACATTTTTTTACGAGTTTCAAGTGTATGTTTTTTCCCAAACATACCGTGTTTATAAGTCATTTTTTTCCCCTTATTCCAAGAAGACATTCCTTTTATAAATTGACCTTTTTCGTTTCTCATATTAAGAAAAATTAGTAGAATTGATTGTGCCTTTTACAAAATTCGTAGATATTTGCGCAGGTTTTGAAAAGTTAATGGAATTGACTGTTGATTTGGTAAAATTTGTACTATGAATTTTATCACCAAGACCACCAAGAAGTAATTTTCCGCCATTTTGAAGTAAAAGATAACCTCCATTTTGAAGAAGAAGCGCACCTATAGCAATATCTCTGTTTTTATACCCAGTGGATACCTGAGTAGATTTTGTGAAATTAGTTGAATTGATAGACATAGCATATTATCCTAATCCTTGTAATTTGAGTGTTTGTTTTACTATTTCATTTTCTGTATTTATGATCCCAGACATGGCTTTTGTGGCTATTTCCATCTCTGCTGATCGAAATGGTATTTTTGGGATAGTTGCCGTAGGGATACCAGGAACCGCTTGTGAGGCCACCTGTTGGTCTGTGGTGCCTATATTAGGGTTCGTTTGGGGTATTCCTTGAGCCACGGGAGAAGCACCACCAGAGGCAGGAGTGATTTGATCGAGAATGGAACTATCAATCCCTCTCCGAGAAAGAGCCTGTTTCAAAGCGTCAGTTCCACCCAAACCCTGTCCGAAGCTACCTGTATTTTGATTTGGATCCATATAACAAAAATCCCCGCCGTTGGCGAGGTATTCTCCTCTTCCTTTTATTATATCATGGGTTTTATTATTTACCTACTTGACAAAGAGTTTACAATGTGTTACATTCATCTTCCTATGTACGACTTTATAAAAATATGGGATGTTTACCACTACTGGCAATGGGCTTCTGCATTCGTCGCAGGACAACCATTTACTTTTGAGTATCCTACGTTGGCATTCTTGCCAATGCTTTTACCTCGGCTATTAACTGATTCGTATCCCATCTATGCCCTTTTATTTCACATAGAGATGATAGGATTTGCCGGTATTATTGCACTTCTTCTTAAAAAAGTTCTAAAACTTTCTCCGTTGCCATTCCTTGCTATATTTTTATCATTGTTCGGGTTACTGATTGAGCTTTTGGATGTCTATGTCGCTCTCCTGACATTTGTTTCCATACTCTTATTCCATAAGAAAAAGTATGGTTTTAGCGCGATCTTTTTATGTCTAGCATCAGCAACGAAAATATACCCTTTGATTTTGTTTCCGATATTCGGATTACGGTTATTGAAAGACAGAACAAAACTGATCCCATTTATACTATCCGGTATTCTTTCAATGATCCTCATTTTTTCTAATCCATTTAGTATAGAGTTTCATAAAGAACGTCCAGTTCAACCGGAGAGTATATATGGAACTTTAATCTATCTGAAAAATCCTAAAACTGAAATAGTATATGGACATAATGCGCAGGAATATAAAGATATTCAACTTCCGCTATGGTTTCCCATAGGAATACTAGCGTTTGGGTTCTTTCGAGCTATACGACAAAAATCAGTCTTCGCTTCCAGTTTTTACATGATTTTATCATTTATCGTAGCGAATAAAGTTCTTTCTCCTCAATACCTGATATGGATTGCTCCATTGATAGCGTTTGTGTCTAAACGGACACAGTGGATAATTATTGGAGCATCCATTCTTACTCTCTGGTATCTAGGATTATATACTCAAACAGTTGTTGATAGAATTTTACCGTTTCCGTGGATTTTAATAACGAGGAATCTCTTACTTGCCGTGGGATTATTTATATGAACGAACCAGAAGATTATAGAAATGAAAATTTAGAATTAACAATAAGTTATTTAGGACTTATTCTATTTATTATAATACTTCTTGTTCTTTTTTAACTTTCTTTAATAATTCTGTCTTCCAAGTGCCTTATTTACTGCGGCAGATAAGGGAATACCTACTCCTGCTCCTATTGCCGCAGGAAAAATAAATCTTTTCGCTGTTCCTGCTATAGCACCATGTAATGCTGCCTCTTTTTGTAGAATTTTATGAGCTTTAAGAATTTCTGGTGCTTCTTTTGCTAATATATCTTTTGCTTTTCTTTGTAATGAACTATAAAGTTTAGCTGCAGCAGTATCTTTTACTGCTCCTGATGCGTCCTTAAATGCTTGACCCCAAAAATCTATTTTTTCCACTAATTCACGCGCACTAATATTTTTCTTCAATGTACTTAATTCTTGTTTTGCTTTAGAAGCTGTTGCCGGTAAATTTTTAGCAATCCTATTTGCTTCTTCTTTCAATAATTCAGTTGGCATTTTTACCTCCGTTGCTTCTGCAATTGTGTTTCTTGCTATAGCCGCTGATTTTTTTGCTGAACCTGTTAATATACTTTTTCCTCTACCTAAAACTTTACCTGCTGCTCCTAATGCTAATCCTGTACCACCTTCTATTGCCGCACTTGCCACTCTTTGTTCTATAGATTTTCCTGGTGATGTTAATCCGCTAATCACTCCACCAGTAGTTAATCCTATTGTACCTGCACCCACAAGTGCATTTCGCAACATTTCTCCTCCAGCACCGATTACTTCATCAGCGGTTACTTCCTCGCCTTTATCAATTTTTTCAAGCACATTCGCACCTCGTTGAGCCAATATATTTTTTATAAGCGGTATTTTTGTGGCTTGCAATCCTGGAAAAAGCCCCACTAATGTACGACTGGCTAAATCTGTAGGCATTTGAATAAGCGGTTGTTCGTTTTGTGTCTGACCTACAGCCTGTTGAGCAACTTGTTCTTCTGGATTTATTGGAGTTGATAAAGGAGTTAAGCCCTCTGGTAAACCAGTAGAAGGCATTTGTAATGCTTTACCGGCAATCTGTTTTTCTTTATCCAATTTTGGTTTTTCTTCTGTTTTTTGCGGAAATAATTCATCTACTTCTTCTTGTGTTAAATTTCCTTCACTCATAAGCGCACTTTTTAGTTGATTTATTTTGAAATCAACATCTTTCGGTTTGTCTCCAAAACTAGGGCCATAAGCAGACATATATCGCCTAATTTCCTGTTCAGGAGCAGTTGCACCCGTTCTAATACGAAGCAATGTATCTACTGCTCCAAATAAAGAAGCATCAAAAGAACGGGATTCAAATTTTCCTGGAATGAGTTGTTTATTGATTATCTCAGGATCTTCTGTATAGAATTGTTTGACACTTTTCAAAGCTGATAATCCAGTTTTTGCAAGATTCCGTTTTGTTTTTTCTCCTTCCGTTAAATCTATTGCTCCAGATGCTATTTTTTTCAATTCTTGTTCTGCTTTTGTTCTTTCCAATGTCTTTTCAGGAGTTTGCATGGATTGGTATTCTGCGACTAGATTAGGACTATAGCTACCAAGTTCCGCAACAGGTACTTTTTCATATACCTTTCCGGTTTTCTTATTATAAAAATTGACTGTCCCGTCTTGATTGATTGTGCTTATTGGCATATGTTAGAATCCATCATCACCGATTGTCCCCAATTTTCCTTTTGCCATTGAACCAATTTCTTTTCCATTAACATCTAATATTGCGACTCTATTTCCTAAATCCTGATAAGTCATGGCATTCTTAAATTTTTCATTTTCTATTTCTTTCTGCGCTAAAGCACTTGCCCGATTTATATCTGCTATTGTTATATCGGTTTGGTTTTTCATTCCCTGAGCCACTAATGTCCCTTCAGTTTCTATACGTTTCATTAAAGTGTTGAGTTCATTCTCTGCGTCTGTATTAAATCCTGTGGCTTCACGCGCAAACCTGTCTTTCATCAAATCCAACTCTGTTGAATAGGGTAAAAGAGCCTCTTGAGCCTTTGTTGAATAAGCACCTAATGCTGAAGACAATGCAGCCGAAGTCGTTTCAGCTCCCCGTGTCGCGGTTTCAAATGATGGTTGTAATTTAGCTACTTCTGCGGCAGTCATTCGTTCAAGTTGACCCGCTCCTACATCAAATCCCCGTGCGGCCTGTGTAGTGCGTTGTGGTGTGGTTCTGACAAGAGATGATATATCCCCTAATGCCTGAGTTGAACCCAATGCCTGTTCACGAAGCCCGGGGATGCCCAATGTACTTTCTAAACCTGATAAAACAGTGGGATATTCTGTACGAAATTTGTTTAAGAATGTTGATTCTTCTCCCTGGAGTTTTGTATTAAATGCAGTTCGTGCCGTTGCTTGTTCAGCAAGTTTTGCTTCTGACTCTGCCTGTTGTTTTGCAAGAATTGAGGCTATATCATATGATCCAGATGATCCAGCAGAAGAACCGGCATTAAATCTAGCTTCATTTTGCGCCCAGTAATTATCATCCCAATTACCTGTGCTTGGATTTACTGCATACATTTTACCAGTCGCAGGATTTATGTCAGTTTTAGATACAGCCATATATAAAAAATCTCACCACAATGGGTGAGGTATTCTCCTCTTAGTCTATTATATCATCTTACTTATAAATCTTTTAGTCGTGCGATAATTGCTGCCTTACCCATAGAAGGATACCCTGTGTCTGGTGTTGTCCGTTTATATTGCACCGCATATTCTTTTACTCCCGTTGCGAGGGTAAATGGCGTTGTGCTTCGTACACGAGTCCAAGCATCGGCTGTTCCTCCCGTAATTTCTGTATTCGTAACCGCCGCACTATCCGTCACATTATAAATCTGGGCTGTTAATGCACCTCCGCTATCACCCCCCGCAATCATTTCAAAATAGAGATCATAGACATCCATATCCCATTCGGTACTATTCATTCGTACTTTTACATATTGAGTTGCCGCTGGTCCGCAAAATTCATAACTATTATTTCCCGTATAAAATCCGTCATTTGTTTCTGCGGCTAATATAATTTCAATTTCCGGCCATAATCCCCGAACAAGTGAATTAAATGTTGTCGTTCCTGTAAATGATAACGCACCACTCAATGTTGTTGGAGCAGAAAAAGTTAAGGTTCCCGTATTTGGATCAATGATAAAAATTGAATTTCCATTAATATCCCTGAATTTATAGGTATTATCCGTGGGATCATAAAAAGTCTGTAAGCGAAATTGCACCTCAAGAGGCTTAATGTCACGTTTGCTAATTCTCTCTCTGTTGACCGTTGGTCTTTCTTTTTTTTGTAAATCCTGAAAATCTGTCATTATTCCCCACTTTCTTCTTCAAGCGTATCATAAACAAAATTAAGTCCAGTAATCTTCGGGAATGAACCATCTGTACTTGCTACAGTAAATCCCCATTCTGCCTCATAAAAAAGAGTATTGATATATACTTCTACCGAAGTTTCATCTTCTCCTGCCGCGCTTCCGCTGGTAAAACTTGCTGCTCTGTCTAATTTATATTTTGGAGTAACGGATTGAGCAGAGGTAAGAGGCTCAAAGGTAATCTCTACTTTAATAGCCTGTTTTAGTTTTTTAGGATTGCCGCCATCAAAAACTCTATCTTGAAATTCTCCTGATGTTACCGATCCATCTCCAGCAGTGATTTTATCTATTCCGTATGCCATTAAATGAACCTCCCTTCATTATTTCTTTTTCTACTTTTTATCATTTCCTTAAATTCATTTTTTGTTATTTTGTTCCAGATATTCGTAATTGGTTTATAGTATTTTCCTTTACACGATTTAGAACAAAATTTTCCATAACCTTGTTTTATATTACCTGTCCAAGCATTAAATTCTTTACTACAAAAAATACATTTAGACTTTGTATAAGTAATACCATCTTTCCAATTCCAATTATTTTTGCCTTTTAATACATGACCTTTAATAAAATGTGTATTGGTAGTTAAAAGTTCTAAATTTTCAATCCTATTATCATCTCTTTTTCCGTTAAGGTGATGTACTATCTCATCTTTTTTAAGTAGCCGTCCTAAACTTTGTTCCATTACTAGTCTATGTTTCCGTACATATCCAGCACTATTTACATTAGGATGATCTAATTTTCTTATAAGAATATAACCAGATTTATCTATAAATACTCCACCCTTCCAATTATAAGCATTTTTACCTTTATTAAATTTATAAAAACATTTATTTGAACAAAAAAGTCTTTTTCTTTTTCCTTGTTTTCTATAAAAAAATATTTTTTTACATTGTTTGCAAATACATTCCATCCATCCAGTATATCATACTTTCAACTATCTTGCCACGAAAAATAAAGATCTTTCCCAAAACTTTTGACGCACCCTATTTTCAATGTCGTTCCTTGAGTTGTGCCTGTGGAGATAGTAAAAGGAAAGTTAAACGCTCTTGGTATTTGATCTATCTGTGTACCATACTCATAGACTCCCTGTTCTAATCCTGTGGCATCATCCGTCACTGCGGCATAACCGATAACTAATTTTTCTTCAAATACATCAATCGCACCCGGATAAACTTCTACTTTTTTTCCTCGTGCTAATTTCGGTACTTCATCAATAATTTCTCCCTCATCCTCTACATCAGAGTAAAGACTTCCCCTATTTCCCATGACTGTTATCATCCGTCCTTTATATTGCGTAACTGCATTGGATATAATTTTAAGCGGGTCAAAATAATTGAATGTTGTTGCGACACCATCCCAATAATACCGGCGTGCTTCTTCTGCCTGTTCAAATGATTGACCGCGCCAACAATCCGCAACAACCATTTCACCCTTTTTAGCTAATGAGCGTACTTGAAATCCAGGGGCAAGTTCAATCTGTGTAGGATCAAATGTAGCATTGTTGAAAAATCCCAGATAGTGTTCATTCCCTATGACGAATCCGTTTAAGTGTTCAATCATCGGATGAAAGTCTGCTGAAATAAGCGTACCGTATTGGATAAGATAATAAGCATTTTCTAAATCCGTAGCTGTTCCCGTATCCACACCACCATCTGCAACGGTTGAGGTAACATGGAAATGATAACTCTCTCCGGTTTTTACACGGGCAGGTAAAGCAAAAGTGAATGTAATATCTCCCGTTGCCATACTTCCATTAGTAATAGTTTTAGAAGTAATCGTTTTGTTTGCTAGATTATGGAGCGTAACAGTCCAATCTCCTGTACCCACAACGTCTACATTGATAATTATGGAATTTATCGGGTCTTGACTGGTAGTGAAGGTTTGTAATGCTGTTGTCGCCTCGCTTATTGACGTAGGAGGGACGTAATCATCTGCTCCTGTAGAACCCCCCGTGTCCTGCAACTGACTGGCAATCCACCACCCACTAAAAGAGTCCTGAAATGCTGGTGAGTTATCAAGTGGGCCATATTTTCCTAATTCTGTCGCTTGTGGATAATAAAGTCCATTGTCAAAAACTAATAATCCCTGTCCCAATCCTCCTGATACTGTCCGAAGGCTACTCCATTCTCCTGCCGAAGTTTCCTGAAAGATTTTTCCATTGAGAGCGTAAAAGTATCTGTTGGTATTCCAAGGACTTCCATCACATGCAAAAGTTACTAAACTATCAACAGTATCTCCACTAACTTTAGTTGCTACCCGTGAAAGCGTGACGTATGAAGGGTCTTCGAAGATATTGAGGTTTTTGATGAAACGAGCAGAGTTTTCAATCCCTACTTTTTCCCCAATTGTAGTCATTCCAGCTGAAAAATTAACACGAGAAATTGTCTTCTCCATATATATATTATATCATTGAATTTCTCCTTATTTTTTCTTCTTCTAAATCATGATGAAGATTACATAACCATTTAACTTTATAATAATTTTTTAATTTATAACCCAAATAATGATGAGCTTGTGATTTGAGATTTCCACAAACTTCACATATTTGTCTTTTAATCTTTCCTGTCTTAATCATTCTAGCCAATTTGTTTCTAGATTTGTTTTTTTCTTTGGGAGTACATTGATATATAGGTTTCCATCTACAACTGCGAGAACAATAAATTCCTCTATTTCCAGATTTTTTTAACCAAGCTAAAGGAATATAAAAAATTTTGCCACATCTACAACATATTCTATTTTTTTTTGGCTTATTTTTTGTCCAAGTTATTTTACAAGATTTATATCGACATTCTTTTGAACAAGTTTTTCTCTCAAAATCTTTACGAGTTATATTCCATGTAAAAAATTTTCCACAAATTACACAATTGGAGATCATTTCTTTATTATAGCCCAAAGATTATCAGAAGAACAATCAGGAGATATGGGTTGCCCAAATTTTATTATTTTCAGGTATGTTTATTTTTCTTCTGATAAGTTGTGAATCATCCCTGTCTGTATATGATTCGATAAGTCCGATAAGTCCTCCTTCAACTAATTTTGGATCGCGGGTTTCCTTTGTAAAATCTCCAGTAAAAAACATATTATTCCAACTTTGCGCTTTATCAAGTGCCTGTCTGAATCCAGCGTAGTAATCAGCTAGTGCGCCGTAGGCTAACAATTCATGTCCTTCTTCCGGTAATTCTGGACATTCACCGATGATATACTTTGATCCAGCTATTGTTGTTTCTTCAAAGACGCTTTCTAAATTCAATGTATCCGTATCAGTAATTGAACCTATCCGATACCAGCTTCCCCGTGATTCTCCATTAGTATCAGCCAAAGAAAACCACATATCCGGTACTACTCCGGTAGCGGTAGACCATGATGCCCCTCCTGCCCCTTCAATAGTTTGACTATTCTCCGTAGCCGTTATTGTACCAGTCGTGTAATCCGTTCGTGTAAGCCCGCCAGCACGGATGTTATACACTATCGTCCCTGTATACACTGCTTGAGGGATGGGATAGATACCGAAATCCCGTTGACGTTTGAAAAAGTGAGTAGGGATTGCTCCCGCCTGAATATCTAATGAGTTCATCCGGTTCCATTCTTTGAGAGAAACGACAGAATCAAGTTCATAATCTTTGCTACCTATGGTGATTGTAAGGCTTTTTATTCCTCTAATTTGTGGAGGATAGTGATAATACTGTTGAGTATCTACTGTAGAAAATGTACGAGGTATTTCAGATAAATGAGATGGCAATTTAGCCATTACCTGTTCATAACGGGCATTGATCCGTTGTTTGAAAAATGTCTGAGATGCAGTCGAGGTATCTTTTCCTGCTAAATTCTGTGATAGTGAAATCAATTTACTGAAAGTTTGCCTCATATATTTATTATATCATCTCCCTACTCCTATCATCATAAGTTCCCAAGGTGCGCCACCCGTTGCCGCAACACATACAAAATTCGTCCCACTATCCGCTAATACAAACTTATGAACAGTATAATCTCCATCAGTTGTTTTCGTTCCTCCAGTACAAGTACCAAAGTCTGAAGTTAGGTAACGAATGATAACAATGCCTGAACCGCCTTTTCCTCCTGCGACAGTAGGATAAGGACTTGATGTTCCGCTTCCACCGCCTCCCCCTCCCGTATTAGCTGTTCCCGCATTTCCTGTGGTTGTTGCGCTTCCACTTCCTCCCCCTCCATCTCCTCCTGCTCCTCCAGTTCCTCCATTTTCTAAATATCCTCCTCCGCCACCTCCGCCTGCGTAATAGACATTTGTTCCGTCTAAAACTATATCATAGGGTAATCCATCTCCTCCTACTCCACCATACGCATTATCTGGGGCTGAACCTCCTACTTCATTTGCTCCTCCTCCACCACTTCCGCATTTACCTGCAAGTGAATCTCCTCCTGCATTTCCATAAAAAGTACCACCATTTGCAGTACCACTATCACTTGCTCCTCCTGAAGCTGCTAATACATATCCACAACCACCACCTGAACCACCTTGTGAACCAGTATTTGTATCTGAACTAGCACCTCCTCCGCCACCTCCGCCTTTTGCAGTAATTGTGTCAAAAACGCTATCTGCTCCATTGTTTCCTCTAACATTTGCAACAGAACAAGTCCCTCCGTCACCAACCGTTACTCCATAACTTCCAGCAGAGAGAGCGTGAGATGAATCATAGACAAGTCCACCTGCTCCACCACCACCTCCCCAGTTACCACTATTTCCACCTCCCCCTCCTCCTCCAGCTACAACGAGATATTTTACATAAAGTGCCATATTTAATTCCTCATCCCTTTCAAAATTTCATCTATATCTTTTATTGCTTCTTCTAAACAGGATTTAAATGGTTTTAATTC